TCCGTTAAAGAATTAAGAGCAAGAAAAAACGAAACACAGGAGCAAGTTGCCAACAAAATCGGTATTTCTCCCCAAACATACTGCTCATGGGAAAAAGATATATCTAATGTGGCAGTAAGTAAAGTTAGAGCTCTTGCTGAGCATTTCGGTGTAACTCTTAATCAGATAAAATTTTAATTTTTTTTTGAATTTAAACTTGAAATTAATTCAAGTAAACATTCAAAGCAAGTAATATAACAAGGAGGTGAGAGCAATTGCGAAGAAAACATATAAGTACATTATCCGTTGCTATGAACCATTCATAGAAGAGAGAGTAAGAACATTAGTGCAGATGATATCAGTAGTAAGGAAAATGAAGAGATTAGGATTTGAATATGTGATTGTGAAAGTACCATTCAGAGAACGACATCCTAATTTCCCATTATATTTTTCAATAGCTGTGCTAGTGATTGTAATACTTTCTGAATAAAAGGATTAGTGTATACATCATAACTGCTTAACAAGGCAAGTATGGAAATGATTACAGGTATCCAGAAACGAAAAGAACTACGGCGTTTGTAACGTAGATACATATTCCCTTTGTCGCTAATGACGTATTTTTTGAAGTTTTTAGGGGAGTTATCTACAAGACTGAATTTACAAAGAAATTGGTATCTTTGCTTTTTGCGAACAGTTTCCTTATAAACACCTGTGAACTTTATGCGTATTAGTAAAAGATGTTCATATATTGATAGTTCTAATTCGTTGAATGGTGTTGGCATAATGTATCCTCCTGTAAGCATTTTAAATAAAGTATAGGAGCTAGAACAGGATTAAACAAGATATTTATACAAGGAGCAAAAAGATGAATGTAACAGCAGTAGCAATAACAACTATTATCTGTATAACAATATTAGTTTTATGCAGAGATGATAAGAAGAAGTAAGAAAGGAGAAAGCAATGAAGACAGAAGCAGTAAAAAGAACACTGGAGGATATGGTGTATACGGTAGAAGAAGTTGCAGAGATTATGAAAACATCTAAACAGTATGTATACAGCCTTGTTAATGCTCATCAGTTAAGAGTATTAAAGATACCTCACACAAGAATAAGAAAGTCTGAACTTGAGAGGTTTTTTAAGGATAACGAGGGAAAAGATTTATCAAATCCTAATGAACCCAAAGATATTGTAAGTTAGGCAAATGAAAGGAAAATAATTGTGCGTGACATAGGTTTAATAGTTGCATTTAACAAAAGAATTAATGTAGCTATTACAGATAGAAGAATAGAGGATGCTTCTAAGTGGTTATTAAGACTTCACCGATTAGAGTGCAAAGCTGGAGTTTCAATAGGTGATTATCGGTTAAGGAATATATAAAAAGAGCCGCAGTGAGGCAACACTGCAACTCAAGTAAAAAATCTCAACTACAGTGTAGAACATTTAGGAGTAAAAATCAATGTATAAATATATTTGTGAGAGATGTAAGGCAAGATTAGACCCAGGAGAAAAATGTAATTGTGAGGATGAAGAGGCACGTTATCTTCGCAAATTCAAATTAACGAAAACTGGACAATATGAATTTAATTTCAAACAGGAAGAAACCATTAATTTATTAAGAAGATAAGGTTAGGAGATTTAAGTATGAATGAGATGATAGTGTCTGTAGAGCAGACTAATGGAATTTTAAATATCAGTAATTATGATGAGATTAAGGCAAATGTACAGGCTTCAATGGAATTATATAAGACAATGGTATTTACAGAGGATACGCTTATTGAAGCAAAAAGCACCGTTGCTACATTGAGAAAGTTAAGCAAATGCCTTGATGATAAGAGAAAAGATGTAAAAAGGAGATATATGCTGCCTTATGAAGAGTTTGAGGACAAGATAAAAGAACTCCAGCAGATTATTGCAGAGCCAATAGAACTTATAGCTCAACAGACTAAGGAATATGAGGATAAGCGTATCGAACAGAAGAAGGAAGAAATTCAAAAGGTATACGATAACTGTATAGAGGGTATGCAGGAATATCTTCCTTTAAGCAGGATTTATTCTAAGACTTGGGAGAACAAGGGAACTTCTATTAAGAAGATTAAAGAAGCTATAGAAACATTAGTTGATAATGCCAAAATGTCAGTTGAAACAATTAAGAATATGCACAGCGATGCTGAACAGAAAGCACTGGATACGTTTAAGAAGACTCTTGATTTGGCAATGTCTATTAATGTAATAACGAAGTATGAAGCTGACAAAGCAGAGATATTAAGAAAAGAGCAGGAGCGAAAGGCGGAGCAGGAACGTAAGGCAGAAGAAGATAAAAGAATACAGGAAAAGGTTAGCAAGGATGATATAAAGCAGAATGTTAAAAGTGCAGATGAAGCCTTTGTTGAAGCTTGCAATAGTGTAGATGATGATATGGTAGCAGCCTTTGTTACAGGATCTAATGAACAGCAGAAGGAATTTATATTGAAGATATATTGTTCTGAAACTGAAAAAGATATGATTTGTGAATATATTGATAATATTGGTGTGATGTATCAGGAGGTATGTAATGGCAGAGAGTAAAAGCATTTACGAAAAGCTTGCAGAGATGAGAGTGGAATTGCAGGCAAAGAAATTAATTAAGACTGGAAAAAATACATACAGCAAATATGAGTATTATGAACTTTCAGATTTCCTTCCATCCTGCAATAGTATTGCGGCACAGCATAAGACATTGTTTAAATTTGCAATTAATGAGAACACAGCAAGTCTTACACTTATTAATCTTGAGAATTTAGAGGATGTAATTGAATTCAGCATACCTACCGCTAGTGTAAGCATTCAGGGAGCTACTGCAATGCAGAATATTGGTGCGGTAACAACATATGCCAGAAGATACCTCTATATGATAGCGATGGAGATAAGCGAGGATGATAACCTTGATATAGCAGATACTGCGGAAAAGGTTACAAAGGAACAGCAACAGCGGAAAGAAGAAGCTGAACGTAAAGCTCAGGAAGCAAAAGAAGCTGAAATAAAAGCTATGAAGATAACCAAGCCTAAGATAATGACAATTGAACAGGAGATTAAAAGAACAGGGGTATCCAGCAAAGTGATATGTGAGCGTTTCAGAGTTAATAGTCTTGAAGAAATTACAGAAGGAATGTTCCCTAAAGTAATGCAGGCTTTAAGGGCAACAGCTTCAAAGCCGGTTATTGAAGAATGAAATGCACAGGAAGATATAAAGATGTATCAATAGATTTTCAGACAATGAAACAGATACTTATGTTAGAAGTAAATGATAATGTGGCTGGACAGTTTATTGAGCTTAAAGAAAAGGAAAAGCTGGATATAGAAATTAAGCCCCACAGGGAAAGGCGAAGTCTTGATGCCAATGCCTATTTTCACGTTCTTGTAGGCAAGATAGCTGATAAGCAGAGGTTATCTAAAGCCAAGGTTAAGAATATGCTTCTGGGACAATATGGACAGCCTATGGAAGTTGATGCCGGTGTTGTGGCAGTAATAAAAACCAATATACCAATAAATACAGCATATGAAATGGAAGAACCACATTTAAGATACATCAAATATGAAGTTGAAAATGGATTTGAAGTATATTTCTACAAAATCATAAGAGGCAGTCATACATACAATTCTTATGAAATGTCTGTATTAATTGATGGTACTGTGGCAGAAGCAAAAGATCTGGGAATAGACACAATATCTCCTGTAGAGCTGGCACAGCTCAAAGAAAGGTGGAATATATGAGTAAGAAACTTAAAAGTGTATTCACTGATAATATGGATGAATGTATATTCACAGGTTCAATTACAGTAGAACGGCATCATATATTCGGAGGATCTAACAGGAAGAAAAGTGAGAAGTATGGATTTGTAGTTCCACTTCGTCCAGATTTACACCCTAATGGAGTATATGCCGGACAATATGCCAATGTCATAGACTTAAGGCTTAAGAAGATGGCACAGAAGTATTATGAAGAGAATTATGGTACAAGAGAATATTTTATACAGGAGTTTGGAAGAAATTATCTGTGACATATAATATCACACAATCTACGTTGTCACAGAAATACATATAAGCCCTGTGGTGCATACTTCCGCAGGGCGGAAAGGAGCTGAATGCTCTATACATTTACTATTAAAGGTACATTGCCAGGTCTTAATGAATATTTAAAGGCGGAAAGAAGCTTTCATAACAGGCATAGCAATGGAAATGATATGAAACAACAGTATCAGGTGATTATATCTAACGCTATAAGGCTTGAATTAAAGCGTACACATATAAATAGTCCTATAAGACTTAAATATATGTTCTATGAGCCAAATAGAAAACGAGACCTTGATAATATAGCAGGAGTTGCACATAAGTTCATACAGGATGCACTTGTTAAATGCAAGGTTATAGATAATGACGGCTGGAATAACATAGTAGGCTTTGAAGATCATTTCTTCATAGATAAACATAACCCACGAATAGAAGTGGTCCTGGAAGAGGTGAAGCCGTGATGACAGAACAGCGTATCGACTACATAAAACAGCTGAACGGGTTTGAAAGGTGGCTCGAAAGTCATTACTTGCCGAGTGCTGCGCAATTATTGTACTACAAGTTATTAAGTATTAATAATATGGCAGGGTGGTGCGAGTGGATACAAGTAGATAACCAGCGAGTAATGTCTCGTTGTCAGATGTCAAGAGAGGCTACGTTAGTCGAAAACAGGAATAAATTAATAGATGCTGGACTTATAGAATTCCAGAGAGGGAAAAAAGGAAGTCCTAATAAATATAAGATTTGTACTTTCAAATCCGTAGTAAAAAGCGTAGGAGAAACCGAAGCAGAAAGCGTAGTACAAACCGAAGGGAAAAGCGTAGGAGAAACCGTAGCCATATATAAACATAAACGAAAACTAAATAATATAGCGCCTGCGCGCGCAAACAACAAATTTAATAATTTTAACCAAAGACCAAAACATTCAGACGAGTTCTACAACTCTGTTCTGGACAACTAATGAAAGGAGTTATAGAGATGATGGATTTAGAAGCTGTAAATCAGTTTAGTAAATTGCTTACGGAAGAAACTAACAGACTTATCAAAATTAGAGCCTTAGCCACAGATATAAGTGCTAAAGCCCTGTATAAGGCAGAATTTGAACCAGATGGGTCAGCGGCTCATTATGAGGCATTTGAGAATATACCAGTGCTTAATGATATAGCTGAGGAGACTGCACAGTTTATCAAAGACCGGTTAGATAAATATCTTGAAGATAAAAGTGCAAAACTTGAAGATTGTGTTGCAGCTATGATGGCAGAATTTGGACTTGCACAGGGTAATGATTTGGGAAAAGTAACAGCTGGTTTAAATGGGCCAGGCAATAGCTTAAATAATTCCAAGCAGTCAAAGAACCAGCAGGAAGATAAGAAAATCTGTGCAACAGGAAAGGCGAATACTCCCAGTTAAAAGAGGTATCTGCTGTGATAAGTGCGGAAAGACCATTGATACGCAAAAATACAGTTTAGAGGAATATGTGTATAAGCGCATTGTCCGTGGAAAGATGAAATATTATTGCAGTTATAACCATATGCGTCTTGCACAGCTCGAAGATGAAGCACAGAAGCAGGCAAAGAAGTTGGCACAGCGGAAAGCGGGGAATAAGTAATGGCTAAGTTAAGCAAAGAGGAGCAGGCACGAAGGGAAGGTATGTCATATGCTCTGAGAGTTGCCAGGGAAAAGGGTATAGATGGACTTGAAGAGGAGCTTAAGTTCAGACAAGCGTATGATGTACCACTTAAGATATCTCAGACAGAGCTTGAGCATTTTGCAGAAACAATTAAACAGACAATAATGGACACAGTACTTCTGATGAGCTCATACGTCCTTAGGGATAATTTTGGATTTGGAACTAAGCGTATGAACAGATTTATCTGGAAATTCAACGAATATACAGAAAGTCTTGTTGGTGGATATGTGAAGTGGAAGGATATAGCAGAAGCTATGACAGCAGAAACCGGTATTGAATTCCACATAAGGTCTGATGATGAAGAACTGAGGTGCTGATATGACAGATGATTATGAATGTGAAGGACGGATGAATATATTCGAATTCCTGGCCAAGGAACCAGAGGCGAATGATTCCTGGAACAAGTGGCCGGAACGTGTAGGAGGCATGTATGGAGAGATTAACAAGCAACAAGGCAATATCAGATATGTCAATGATTGAACTGGCATATAATTGTTGTTATGCAGATAATGATGGCAATGCCAGATATAGAAATTACGAGTTGGATATTGATAGCAGAAAGTTTGTAAGAAGTCTTATCAAAGATATATGTGAAGATGATTTATCGGATATGACAGATGAAGAATTTGATGAGTATATGAGTGAAATGTTATCAATTGAACCTGATAGCCAGATAGGGTTATTGGCATTATTTTATCGTAATTTATGGGCTATGGCTGATTTAAGAGAAAGACTTAAATATTACGAAGATTTAGAGCTGGATGAGTATATGGAACAGGGCAGACTTCTTAAATTACCCTGCAGCATAGGAGATAAGCTTTACTGGATAGATACAGAAGATGATGAAGGTAATGTATGTTTATGTATCAAGAGATATGAAGATTATGAACCAGTAGTTGGATTCTCCAAGTATAAGAATGGAAAATTATATGTTCATATCGGATATGAGGATAATCCACCGTTAGAGATTGGAAGTGTGTATGCTTTATTGACAATAGAAGATGCGGAAAGAAAACTGGAAGAACTGAAGTTTAAAAATGCGTATATGAAATTATCTGAGAAAGTAAGAGGTGAAGAATAATGGCATTTTGCAGATGGTATCAAAAACAACTTGAAAATGTAACGGAGTATGAACAAGAACAGTGTGAGAAAATGGACAGGATTGCATGACTTGTCCTGATTTGTTAATAAAAGAAAACGTAATGGAATATAGAACAGAAGTATCCAAAATGGAAGATAAGGAATGACGTATGTGGAAAGTAACTAATAAAGATGGCAGCGTATTGGAAATAGACAGGGATAACAGCCTGATAATATATCTGAATACGCTTAACAATGAATCAGATCTGGAAGAGATAGTTAGGATTGAAAAAAATGAAAGCGATAATTAAATATCCAGGGAGCAAATGGTCTATTGCTAATTGGATTATTAATAAATTTCCGGAACATCATAGTTATCTTGAACTATTCTTTGGAAGTGGTGCGGTGCTTTTTAATAAATCCAGGAGTAATATTGAGACAGTAAATGATCTTGATGATAATGTTATTAATCTATTTAATTGGATTAAGAATGATCCGGAAAAACTGGCACATGAAATCTATTTCACACCATACGCAAGAAACATATATGAAAATTCTAATGATAACATTCCAGAAGAAAGTCTGGCTAAAGCTGTTAATTTTTGTATTCAAATTAATATGGGATATGGCTGTAGAATATTAGACAGAGTGGGTTGGAAGAAAGATGTTTATGGTCGAGAGAAAGCATATTCAGCTATAGATTGGTGCAAACTTCCTGATAGGATTATACAAGCGTCAGAACGATTGAGAGGAGTACAGATTGAAAATAAACCAGCGGTAGAACTTGCTCAACAGTTTAATCATAAGAATGTGCTAATATATGCAGATCCACCATATATGCAGAAAACAAGATGTTGTAAGCAATATAATCACGAGATGAATGATAAGGAACATAGTAATTTGCTTGATGTATTATTAGCACATAAAGGACCTGTATTAATAAGTGGGTATGATAATGATTTATATAATGATAGATTAAAGAACTGGTATAAAGGGGAAACAATAAGCTATACACGTAATGGTACTAGAAAAAAGGAAATATTGTGGATGAACTTTGAACCAGTTAGCCAATTAAGTTTGTTTGATTAAGATTGAGAGGAAAGAAGAATGAGCAGAGTATAAAGAGTGTATGACATTTAAAGAAAAAATGGAAGCACAAGGGTGGCATAATTGCTATGATGCAGAACCAGATAAGCCAGGAATATATCAGATATACAGACGGAACGGAAGTAAAGGAAAGGCATATTACAAAGGCAATCATATATGGCAGCAGTTAACTAATAATGGCTGGGATTTTACTTGGTGGAGAGAGATGAAAGGAAGTGATTATATTGAAAGAAGTTAAACATTACATATGTGAGATATGTGGAACAGAATACAATGATAAAACCAGAGCACAGCATTGTGAAAAAGGACATTGTAAGCCATTGGAAATAATAAAGGAACGTTATTTAAGTGCAGGTTATAACGCTAAGGGGTATCCATTAGAAATAACAGTAAAGATGGCGGATGGCACAGAACAGAAATATAAGAGATAGGCAGGTGTAGTGAGTGGAAGAACAGTATAATATCAAAGAAATATTGATACAGTATGAAGACTTGGTAAAGGAGAGAGAATCATTAAAAGAATCTATATCTCAGATAGAGAAAAGGATAAGTAAGATGGAGCAGGAAGGATATACTGTAATAGATAGTGTATCAGGCGGAAATGGAGGCAAGCAGCATTTCAAGATAGAAGGTTTCCCATATTCGGAATATGATACTCAGATGGCATTATTGATGTTAAGAAAGTCGCAACAGGAAGATGTTCTGGAGAAGATAGAACAGCAGATAGCACTTGCAGAGCATTACATATACCAGATAAAGAGCAGCACTATGAGGAGGATGATTACGTACAGATACATTAACAAATATTCCTGGATAAAAGTTGCACACAGTATGGGAAAGCATTATACTGCAGATGGATGCAGGATGGCAGTTGAAAGATTTTTGAAAGAAAAATAAAAGTCTGTTCGTTTTGTTCGTTCTGTTCGTTTTATATGTGGTAATATTTATCGTGGAACAGATGCAGAATGCACTGAGCCACGGACATATATCAGTCTGAAATTCAATAATATCCCCTGCGGATGCCAGCTCTCACCGGCATCCATTACTCCTAAATTGATAATTATCCCCTCTTAAGACACTGACGAAAGTTGGTGTCTTATTTTGTTGAAATAAATATATAAATGTATTATTATATGTTTATTATAATTGGGGGTAATGATATGAATAAAAATATAATTTCTTTTTTAAATATGAAAGGCGGAGTGTGTAAAACTACTTTGTGCAAAGAAATTGCGTTATATTTATCTAATAATATGAATAAAAAGGTATTAGTGATAGATATAGATCCTCAGGCAAATTGCACACAATCTTTTTTTGAGCATTTCAAAGTGATACAAATAAAAGATGATGAAATAATTACAGATATTAATTTATTACCAACAATTCAAAATTTGTATAGAACTTCTGGCTCAATGTTAGAAGGTGCAAATATAGAAAAAATTGTATATAAATTAACAGATAATTTGCATTTGATTCCGGGAGAATTAAATGTTTACTTTATGGATAGAGAAATAGGCTCAGGGGCAGCAGAGCATATATTGTGTAATTTTGTAGAAGACAGTGATTTTAGGAACAAGTATGATTATATATTTATAGATTGTCCTCCAACATATTCATTTTATACAATAACAGCTTTACTAACGAGTGATTTTTATTTAGTTCCTGTTGTTCCAGATGCATATTCTATGTTGGGAGTAAGCATGCTGGATAGTGTTGTTGATAGATTAAAGTCAACATATAGAAGAGATTTTGATAGTCATTCATTGGACTGTTTGGGAATAATATTTACAAAAATAGATTCAAATCCGTCACAAGGAATAAAAAGAAATATGAAAAATATTTCAAAAGCATTTAATAATACAAAGATATTTAATACTGTATTTCCGAATTCTCCCAAATTAATTACTTCAGATATGTCAAAGTTTATTTCTGATAGACAAGATACAAATTTAATAACATCTTTAGAAGATATTTGCATAGAATTTGATAAGGAGGTTACTATTAGAAATGAAGAATAAGATATATAAAAAAATAATGATAACTCAGGGAATAAAAGATATTGATCAATTCAAGATGGAAATGTATTCTATTTTAACAAGTATTGTATATGATAGAGAGATATATAAACATAATAAGGAATTAGAAGAATTATTTTTAAAATTAAATATTCCATGTAAGCCGTATTTGTTAAAAAGCAGAAATCAATCAATTATAAAATTTTTAAGTGTAATACATAAATCAACATATGAAGAGTTAGTTGAACAATTACAGATATTAAAAAAAGTGATGATAGAAAGTATGGAAGAAGATAATAAAGTAGAAACAACTGAAAAAACTAAAGAAAGTGATTATGACATATTGGTGAAGAAATATGGAAAAAAATAGTCAGTTGAGCGAATACGAAGAATTTTTAAAAAAAGTATTTCCTGATTGTCGATATAATAAAGAGTATGATTTGCTATATAAAAGAGTATGTAGTTTTAATATTTTTATAGAGATATTAAAAAAGTATATAAATGATGAAAAAGTAGAATTTTTTATTTCTAAAATAACATATGGATATAATATGTTATTAATGTATGTACCATTAAATGATAGTTTGGGAATAACAGCATGTATGAGATATATTACTGAACAAACACTTAAGTGTTTTTATTCATATATTTTTAAGGATAAATCAATAAAAGAAATTAATGAAACATCATACAGGCATATTAAAGATGATATAAAAAGTAAATATACAGATAAAGATTGTTTAAATATACTGTATTCTCAATATGCAAAATATTCTAATGAAGTTCATGATAAGTTGAAATTAGAAAATAAAGAAATAGAATATATTTATGACATTTTATCAGGAGAAAATATTATGATAGAAAAAATAAATAAAGATATTAATATCTTGATGAAAATATTATTTATTTTTTTATTACACATTTAAATAAAATATATACAACTTTATCTCAAAGAACAAAGTATGAAAAAGTTTTTTCAAATAAGTTTCATGAGGAATTCGATAAGTTATTGGAATGTTAAAAGGCAGCCGTGAGGTTGTCTTTTTTATTTTAAGTTAGAAAGGAGCTGATTGTGTGAGGCTAACAGATAAACAACGGAAATTCTGTGATGAATACCTTATAGACCTTAATGCCACACAAGCGGCTATTAGGGCGGGGTACACAGAAAAGTATGCAAATACAAATGCATCAAAATTACTACAAAATACTACAATTTCACAGTACATAGGAGAGCGACAAAAAGAACTATCACGCAAGACAGAGATTACTCAGGAGCGAGTAATCAGGGAACTTGCACTGATAGCTTTTTCTAATACAGCAGATTATGCACATGTAGTCGAGAAGAAGATGAAAGCAGAAGTAGGCGGAATGCTTGTGGATATACTGGATGAAGATGGCAAACCTGCTACATACAGGATTGTAGAGCCAGTATTGACAGAAGAACTTACAGAAGAACAAAAGCGTGCATTAGCTGTTATTAAGAAAGGGCGAGATGGATTAGAGGTCAAGCCATGTGACAAGGTAAGGGCGTTGGAGCTTCTTGGCAAACATCTTGGAATGTTCACGGATAAGATAGAAGCAAATATAAATGATTCTGTAAAAAATGAGCTTGCAGAGCTTCTTGCACAGCGTAAAGCAAGAGGTGAGCCAGATGCTTCTAAGTGATAAATACTGGGATTACATAGACACACCTGCAAGAGCAGAGTTCTTAGAGGGTTCAACTGCATCAGGAAAGACAACAACAGTAGCTGTTAAGTTCATTATGAATGTAGCTGAATCAGATATGAAGCTGCACGTTATAGCAGGTAATACAACAGGTGTTATTGAGAAGAATATAATAAATGCTGATATGGGATTGTTACAGATATTCCCCAATCTGGAATACTGTGGTAATGGCGATAAAGAAAATAAACTTCCGCACATTAAATTCAAAACTGGCAGCAGTACTAAGATAATATATATTCTTGGCTATGATAATGCCAGTAAATGGAAGAATGCCTTGGGTTCACAGTTTGGATGTGTGTGGGTAGATGAGTGCAATACAGCTAACATAGACTTCATACGAGAGATATTCGGACGTTCTGAATACTTTGTAGGTACGCTTAACCCGGATGCGCCTACACTTCCTATATATTCAGAATACATCAATCATGCAAGGCCTATAGATAAGTACAGGGCAGATGTGCCGGAAGAAATATGGAAGGACCTTAACGGTTGTGAGCCTATTAAAGGCTGGGTGTACTGGTTCTTTAATATGACAGACAATATATCTATGACACCAGAGAAGATAGAACAGAAAAAAATGAGCTATCCTCCTGGCACTAAGATATATAAAAACAAGATATTAGGATTACGAGGCAAGGCTACCGGTCTTGTCTTTTCTAATTTCTGCAATAGGCATATCATTACTAGAGATCAGGCAAAGTCATACATCAGTCGTGAGGTTGATGAAATGCAGGGCGAATATTTCATAATATTCACCAGCGGACTTGATACAGCTTATTCAACCAAGAGCCCGGATACGATTGCTATGTCCTTTATGGGAATAACAAACAAGGGCAAGCTGATAGTGCTGGATGAAAAGGTGTATAACAATGCAGAACTTGATATACCAATAGCTCCGTCTGATACGGTAAGGAATTACATTGACTTCCTGGAGCGTAACAGAAAAGAATGGGGTGGAATGTCAAAAAATGTGTTTATAGATAACGCTGATCAGGCAACGATAACAGAGTTTGCCAAGTACAAGAGAGAACACATTGACTGCCAGTATATATTTAATAATGCGTATAAGAAAGTAACCATAATAGATAGAATTAACTTACAGCTTGGCTGGATGTCCTTTAATGACGAAAAGGGCAGAGAGCCAAGCTTTTATATTGTCGATACTTGCACGAATTACAAGACAGAGTTGGAAACGTATTCGTGGCTTGAAGATAAGGACTGTGAGCCTGAGGATGGCAATGACCATATGGTAAACAGCGTACAGTATGGCTGGATTCCTTATCGAAGCAGGATAGGTATAGAGAATAAGAAATAATTCCAGATAGGAGAGTGAGAGAGGTGAACATATTTACAAGTATGGCAGAGAAGATAAAAACAGGAATAAGAACGTGGCTGCACATCCAGCCGGCTGTTAATGGATCCATAAGCATACAGGAAACTCTTGATTACGAGGGAAATGCCATAAAGAACAAGATATGGTACAGAGGTGAGAGTGAAGAATTGTCACAGCTATACAGCCAGATAGATGGTGACAAGACAAGGTTCTGGTCTGCATCCTGTACAATAGGTATGGAGATAAGAAAGATACACGTAGGTCTCCCTGCTATGTTATGCGATATGCTGGCCAGTATAGTAACAGATGATATGAATTTAATAGATGCTGGCAGCAGGCAGACAGAATGGGATAAGATAGCAGAGGAAAATGATTTCATTGAGCTTGTTAAGCAGGCAATAACAGAAACACTTTATATCGGTGATGGAGCATTCAAGATATCGTTCGATACGAACCTTAGCAAGTATCCTATATTGGAATTCTACTCTGGTGATAAGACAGAGATTATCAAGGACAGGGGAAGAGTTAAGGAGATAGTGTTTAAGACTGTGTATAACGTGCAGAGACAGGAATATGTATTACTTGAACATTATGGCATAGGCTACATACATTATGAGCTTACAAGAGGCGGCAGGGAATATGATTTAAGTGTTATACCGGAGCTGGCACATCTTAGTGATGTTACCTGGAATGACAAGTTTATAATGGCTGTTCCTCTTCTGTTTTATAAGTCAGCCAAGTATAAAGGACGAGGCAAGAGCATATTTGATGCAAAGATAGATAACTTTGATGCGCTGGATGAAGCATGGTCACAATGGATGGATGCCTTAAGGAGGAATAGAACAAAGGAATATATACCGGAGAATATGTTACCAAGGAATCCCCTGGATGGAAAAGTGCTAAAGCCTAATGCTTTTGATAATGCCTATATAAAAACAGATGGCAGCATGGCAGAAGGTACAGTTAATAAGATAGAGCTTGTACAGGGCAATATCCCACACGAAAGCTATCTTGCAACATATATCACAGCGTTGGATCTTTGTTTACAGGGGATTATGAGCCCATCAACATTAGGCATAGATGTTAAGAAACTGGATAATGCGGATGCACAGAGGGAGAAAGAGAAAGCAACGCTTTACAGCAGAAATAACATTGTAGAGCGGCTTCAGAAGGTTCTTCCAAAGCTTGTTACAGCAACATTTAATGCCATAGACACGCTTAATAAGACAGCTATTAAGGATATAGATATTGATGTGACATTTGGCGAATATGCTAACCCATCTTTTGAAAGCCAGGTAGAAACAGTCAGCAAGGCAAAGCAGGGCGGTATTATGAGCATAGAGGCATCTGTTGATGAGCTGTATGGAGATACCAAGGATGATGAATGGAAGCAGGAAGAGATAGCAAGGCTTAAGGCTGAGCAGGGTATATCTGATATGGAAGAGCCGGCATTTAATATGCAGGCAGATGGCTTCACGGTTTGATGGCTATGATAACGATTTTATGGTTTTTGAAACGATTTTAAGGGGTTTGAAACGATTTTAAGGGGTTTGAAACGATTTTACAGTTTTTGATAACAAGTGAGGTAGCTTATGGCACTTAACACAGATTATGACATAGAGAAAGCCTTTAGAGCTATAGAAGATGAGCTGATAGCTTCAATGATACGCAATCTTGAACACCATATGGCAGAGGAGACTAAAGAGGGATTTAACTGGACACAATGGCAGGTGGAACAGATAAAGGCGTTGGAGAGATATAAGGCTGAAAACAAAAAGAAGTTTACAAAGTCATTCAGTAATATCAATGATTCAATAGAGGCTATGATATTTGCTGCCAGACAGGCAGGCGGTACAGAGCAGGAACAGAAGATATTAAGAGCAATTAAAAAAGGATTTAAAGCATCTAAAGTGTCACAGGGCACTGAGGGTGCTTTTTTCAAATTAAATACCAGGAAGTTAGATGCACTTATAAAAGCCACAAAGGCGGATTTTACTAGAGCTGAACATTCTATGTTAAGAATGTCGGAGGATAAATATCGGCAGATAATATTCAATGCTCAGGTGTATGCAAATACAGGTGCAGGAACATATGAGAAAGCAGTTGATATGGCTACAAGAGATTTTCTTAAAGCTGGTATTAACTGTATTGAATATGCGAATGGCAGCAGGCATACAGTAAAGGATTATGCCAGAATGGCTATTCAGACAGCCAGTAAGCGTGCATATCTAACCGGAGAGGGAGAGATGAGACAGTCCTGGGGAATTAGTACAGTTATTATGAATAAGCGTGCTAATGCCTGTCCTAAGTGCCTTCCATTTGTTGGAAAAGTACTTATAGATGATGTATGGAGTGGCGGTAAGGCATCTGATGGTCCTTATCCGCTTATGTCATCTGCAATAGCTGCGGGGTTGTACCATCCAAATTGCAAAGACGTACATACAACATATTTCCCTGAGCTGGATGAAGAGCCAGACAGTAAGTTTACCAAGGAAGAGTTAGAAAAGGTCAAGGAAGATTACAAGCAGGACCAGAAGCGGCAATATGCAGGCAGGATGGTTGAGCAGTTCGACAGGCTTTCAAAGTATTCCTTAGATCCGGATAACAAGAAGATGTTTGCGGCTAGAAAGGAACAGTGGGAGCAAAGTATATTATTTAATGGTAGTTCTGAAAAACATATTGAGGAATTACATAAGAATGATATAATGAATTTATCAGATAAAGAATTACAAGCAGTTACACAATATAAGAGCTTTGAAGCATATATTATAAATGATGTTTTAAGAAATGCAAATGATTTATCAAATTTAAAATCAGAACATAAACAACTTGTAAACAATTTAGATGTAGCACTGTCAAAAATATCAAAATTCAATGGAAATTTAATAAGAACTGTTGATTTTTCTGACAGGAAGGATGAGCAAGATAGAATTAAAGAATTTGTAAGTGAATATGTTGAAGGAACAATAATAACAATTAAACAATACTGGAGTACATCAAAGACAGAAGGATATAATGATTTAGCAAAAATAAAAATTTATATACAAAATACCAAAAATGGGCGAGATATAAGTTCTATTGGCTTAAATGAAAATGAAGTCCTTTATGAGCGAAATAGTAAATTTAAAGTTATTTCAAAAATATTAGTCGGGGAGATTTGGCATATTCTTTTAGAGGAGGCGGATTAAATGAAGTTAACAGCAAGAGAATGGCTTTTACTACCAGAAGCAGAGCAAATGCAAAGAGGAAAAGAACTTTCTCCAGAAGAATGTTTTAAACTTAGGATGGAACTTAGTGAAGTTAATTTTACGGAGGAGGAAAAACAAAAATTAACAAAAGAAGAGCGTGAGAGATTTATAAATCCACCCCAAAAAACTGATGAGGAAATAGAAAAAAATAATAGAACAACATTTAAAGTTTTACAGAACTGGAAAATTTTACCTAAAGATATAACATTTGAAGAATGGATAAAAGCAGGTAAACCTCTTAATTATTAATATAGGTGTATTTATATATCAAGTGACGCACTTGGTATAAATAAATATTAATGTAGGCAAGATAAGTGATTATGCAAAGAAAATGTATTTTGCAAATCGCTATGATGAAGTCGAAGCGGAATATATGACATTAATAAAAAGAAATGGAGGTAAATTATGCCAGTAAAATATCCAGAAGAGATACAGAAACTTATTGATATTTTTGAACCATATATGATTGGGTGTCATCTTGAAAATTCCCCTAAAGAAGCAATAGAAGCTGCTGAGAAATTTTAAAAGTGGGCTTGGGAACAGGAACAGTAGATGAGTAGCCACCAGTCGAGAGATTGGTGGTATTTTTATACCTAATTTTAAGAAAGTGAGGACAAGACAGTATGAAAAAATTATTTATTAGCCAGCCTATGGCAGGTAAAACAGACGAGGAAATAAAAGAAACAAGGAAAAAGGCAATAGAATATGCAGAGCTGCTATTAGGTGAGAAAGTAGAAGTTATAGAGTCTTTTTTTGAAGGAGCACCAGCAGAAGCTAAGCCATTGTGGTTTTTAGGAAAATCAATAGAACTTCTATCACAGGCTGATGTTGTATATTTTGTTAAAGGCTGGGATAAGGCTAGAGGTTGTAAAATAGAACATCAGTGTGCAGTAGCATATGATATTAAGAAAATTGAAGATTAGATTGAATAAACAGCTATAGAGCTGTTATTTTTATACCCAAGTTGCACCGGTGCAACAGAAAGGAAACGTATGTTGAAAAGATATTCACCGCCACCAGAGCCAGTGAAAAAAGAAAAATCACAATCTGAAATATTTATGGAAGATGATGATTTTGTAATGACACAGCTTAAAAGGCATGTATTAATATTACAGAATAGATTAACAATGGGAATGTATCAGGATGATGTAGATATTAAACTATATCATCAGGCTATAATAGATACTTTATATGAAATAGAAAAAAGGAAGAAATAAGCACGCATAGCAATACGCTGTGGGTGCTATTTTTATGCCCAAAAGAAAGGAAGATATGAAATATTTAATTGAATATAGGGGAGAAGTCCTGTCAGGGAAGGCTCCTGACCTCCCCAAGAATAAGCTAAGACGTGGCGAAAGGCTGCGTCTTTTTTGATTGCAGAGGTAGGCTGCAATAATAATTATTTAATAAAATTTATAAAATGGCAGTATTTTTATAATGTATTACATTATGCGTATCTTGCTAGATTTTTATTCATAAAAATTATAATAAAAAAGTATAAACTGACGAGAAATATAGAGAAATACAGCGGTTTACAAGCTTTTAATAAAGTGATAAGGTGAGCATACGATATATCGCAAAATAATTTTAAAAACCTCTTGACTTATGGTCGACCAAAAGTTATAATAAGATTGCAGTTGAGGAATACTTAACGAGTAAAGCAGGCAAGTAGCTGGAAAGGAGAAAAGAATGGAAGACGATATGAATATTGGTGAATTGCTTAAGGAAACAGCAGAAGAAAATCAGACAAGAAAAATTCTTGCAATACTCAATGAATGTAAAGACATTGAAGAAGCTAGAGAAAAAGTAAAAGCCCTGCTTAATAAATAAGCAAGGCTGACAACGAAAAATTCGGGCGGTACTTGCCACCGCTCGATACCAAATAGATAATATCATTTATTTGGTTACAAGGCAAGAGTCAAGAGGTGATTAAAGTAGATAAGAAGAAAATGGGTAGACCCACAGACAATCCTAGAACAGAAAAGATAGGCTTCAGAATGTCAAAAGAAGAAATTGAAGATATACAAGAATGTGCTAATGCATTGAATACTCAAAGAGTTAATGCAGTTGTTGAGGGAATAAAACTACTAAAAGAAAAATTGGGAATTAAATAACAAAAAAGAAGTTCGCCCACCTACCAAGCAAAACGAACTTCTTCAACACACCAATACCAAAGTACTGGTATTAATATTATATCTTACTTTTGGAATTGGTCAACATAATTTTAAAAGGAGATTGATTTAAAAATGAATAAGATAGAGCAGACGATAACAAGCATTGAAGTAGCCGAAATGGTTGGAAAAGAACATAGTAAATTATTAAGGGACATAAGAAATTATGTAGAGCAGTTTAACCAATCCAAGATTGGCTTCGTTGATTTCTTTACAGAAAGTACATACAAGGATAATAAAGGAGAAATAAGACCTTGCTACAATGTAACCAAGAAAGGCTGTGAGTTTATAGCACATAAGCTTACAGGCACAAAGGGAACAGAATTTACAGCAAGATACATCAATCGTTTTCACGATATGGAAGAACATATAAACAACAGCAAGCCACGCACAGCACTTGAACAACTTCAGTTGCAGAGTCGGGCAATTCTTGAAGTTAATGATAAGATTGATGAAGTTAAGCAGGAACTTGAAGACTTCAAGCAGGATATGCCACTTATGAATATAGAATGTGACAGAATAACAACAGCAGTACGCAAGGTTGGAACACGCGCTTTAGGCGGTAAAGACAGCAATGCATATCACGATAAGTCTTTAAGCGGTAAGGTATACACAGATATCTACAGAGAGTTGAAAAGACAGTTTCAGGTTACTTCCTACAAGTCAATCAAGCGTAGACAGTGTGACATAGCAATATCTATAATTGAAGAGTATCAGCTGCCTGTGGTTCTGAAAGAACAGATACAGAACACTAACGCACAGATGAATATGGAGGTGTAATATGTCTGCTAAAATTGATTTTGAGAATGCTTTGTATGAACTGGAACAGACAACAGCAACATTAGGATTTGTTCAGACAGCATTTGCAGAGGGCGAATCTCTTATAGATAATGACGAATCTGCAGCAACTATATATATGTTATATTCAAGACAAAGGTCTATAGTGAATAAGCTCAAAGAAGTATTGAATACAATAAAATAAATAATATCATATTGATATCTGGGACGTTCAGCAATGGACGTCCTTTTTATATGCCCAAAACTTAATGGCACTAAACTTTAGGAAAATGCCGACGGGCGGTAAACGGAAGAAAGGAGATAGAGTGATGAGAAAGACATTACCTATTAATTTACAGTTCTTCGCAGAGGGCGGAGATGGTAACGGCGACCAGAACGCTGGAAGTAACAATAACGGACAGGCAGGACAGCAAGGTGGTCAGAATAATCAGCAGGCGGCTGGAATTGACTATGACAAAATACAGAGCATGTTAGACACCGCAACTGCCAAGAAAGAAAATGCTGTTCTTAAAAGCTATTTCCAGCAGCAGGGACTATCCGAGGAGGAAGTAAGCCAGGCTATTGCAACATTTAAGCAGAATAAACAGCAGCAGGTAGAACAGCAGCAGAATGCTAATGCTAATCTTCAGAATGAAGTAACAACAGCGCAGAAAGATGCTGAACAGGCTCGTATAGAGCTAGCGGCTACACAGGTAGCAATGACACTTGGTATTAATGCCAAGACACTTCCATATGTGCTTAAGATGGCTGATTTCAGCAAGGCAAAGGGCACAGATGGAAAGATATCAGAGGACAATGTTAAAGCTGCACTTGAACAGGTTCTAAAGGATGTACCTGCACTTAAGCCAAGCACAGAGAACAATGAGGGATTCCAGATTGGCGCAGGGCAGCAGACTAATGGACAGCAGTCTTCTGCAGGTAGCAATGTAAATGTTCCTACAAAGAGATGGAATAGATTCAATTAAGAAAGGTTAAAAAGGTAAAATAATATGCCAAATTTAAATTATGCAGAACAGTGGAGTCCTGAATTATTAGCAATTCTTATTCAGGGCACACTTACATCACCATTTATCACAAACAATGTCAGATGGTTAGATGCAAAGACTTTCCATTTTACACAGATGAGTGTAAGTGGTTATAAGAACCATAAGAGATCAGGTGGATGGAACACAGGAGAATATAACCAGAAAGATGTTCCTTACACAGTAACACATGACAGAGATGTACAGTTTATGGTTGATAAGGCAGATGTTGATGAAACAAATCAGACAGCATCTATTCAGAATATTTCACACATATTTGAACAGACACAGGTAGTACCAGAGACAGATGCATTATTTTTCAGTAAGGTAGCACAGGCTGCACAGAAGACAGAATTATATCATACTGAAACAGCTTCCACAGAATATACATCAGAGAATGTATTTGCTAAGCTTAAGCATATTCTGGCAGCAGGCAAGCTTAGAAGATATAAGGCAAATGGAAGTCTCATTATGTATGTATCTTCTGACATTATGGATAAGCTTGAGGTATCAAAGGAATTTACACGTAAGATTGAAATGACACAGATTGCAGAAGGTGGTCTTGGCATTGAAACACGTGTAACTGATATTGATGGCGTGACACTTATGGAAGTTGTGGATGATGAAAGATTCTATGACAGATTCGATTGGGATGTTGCAGAGGGCGGCTTTGCTCCGCTTAAGTCAAAGTATACCATAACAACTGATACAGATGTGGTAGAAGGAAAGACATACTACACTAAGAGCGACAGCACTTATACAGTTGTGTCAAAGCCTACAAAGACTAATATAGCCACATATTATGAAAAGACTGTTCAGGGTTCACGCAAGATTAATGTACTTGTCGCATGTGGCCAGACATGTAAGACAGTACCTAAGATTTCATCTATTTATTTCTTCGCACCAGGAGCACATACAGAAGGAGACGGATTCCTTTATCAGAATCGCCAGTTAAGTGATACATTTGTATTCCCTAATGGCAAGGATGGTAAGGTTGATTCTGTATTCGTTGATGTAGATCCTGCAGAAGAGATTGCAGAGTAAGCCTATGGTATATGCAAGTAAAGAACAGTACCTGAGCGAGCATAATCTTATCACGGATGAACAGATAGAACGAAGATTAAAACAGGCGAGCCGTCATATCGACTCGCTTACTTTTAATCGTATAACATCAAGAGGCTTTGATAATCTGACAGAGTTCCAGCAGGCAATAATCATAGATGTATGCTGCGATATGGCTGATTTTGAGTATGAGAATGAAGACATGATTAATTGTGTCTTACAGAATTATGCTGTAAATGGAGTATCTATGCAGTTTGGCAGCAGTTGGAATGTTCTTGTGCAGAATGGAATTGCTGTAAAGCGTGATACATACCGGGTGCTTTGCCAGACAGGCTTGTGCTGCTTAAGTCTGGGGGTGTGAGTATGAGATACCCTTGCTTGATATTAAAGAGCATGTGTAAGACAGAAATACATGTAGAGATAGAGCAGGAAGGCAGGAATGTCTACGGAGAGCCTCTTGAACCTGTTATATGGGATGGTTTATGTAACTATCAGGACAGCGGTAAGACAGTATTAACAGCAGAAAAGGTTCTTATACAACTTGAAGGATGTGCTTTGATACCTGGAGATATTGCACCGGAGCTTCCTGTTATTACTAAAGGTGATATAAAGGTGTTCGGTGTAACAAGGCATATATACAAGGGTACGAAGTGTCGTAATCCGGATGGTACGGTTAATTATGTAAGATTGGATGTGATGTAATGGCAAAGAATGTTAAGTCAACAGTTAAGCTTAATATGCCTATGGTAAGGAAGCTTACGGCAGCAGCACAGGTGTCATTAGTACAGACAGCAGAAGCAATACATACGAATGTAGTTCAAAGTCAGGTAATGCCTAGAGATACAGGTACACTGCAAAACGAAAGCACATTTGTATATACACAGGATATAGCCAATGGCAAGGTAGAGCTTATATCAAGCACGCCATATGTAAGAAGGTTATATTATCATCCTGAATATAACTTCCATCAATCACCTTGGGTAGATGATAAAGGTAAAAGACACGAAGGAAACGCAAATGCCAAGGGCAGGTGGCTCGATGATTATCTTAAAGATGGTAAGAAAAGAAATTTTGCTCCTGATACGTTTGCTAAGTTATACAAGAAGAATGCGGGGTTATGATGTTAGGAATAGGTGATGTAAGAGATTATATAGCAGGTCTTGGCATTGCAGACAATAATAATGTATATTGCGGCAAGCTTGACAATAAAAAAGATAAGAGCATAGGAGTATATAATCTTAACAGACAAAGACCACCACAGACTGCTGTAGGAGGCTTAAATAACAGCTCTTATCGTATTAAGTCTATAAGTATATTAGTTCATTGGAATACAAGTGTCAGAGACACCGAGAAGGCAGCAGAACAGCTCTATAATATGCTTAGAGACACCAACAATAAAATAATCAATGATACAAAGCTGCTATTCAATAAAATGCAGGTTGATGGACCTGTGGATGTAGGGACAGATGATAAAGGTATCTTTGAGAGTGTAATAGAATTAGATATTTATTATGAAAGGTAGGTAAAGGTATGGCACAGAATACTAAATTAGCTGGATATAATGCAGGGGCAACACCTCTTACTGGAGTTAATCCGGTGCATACAATTCAGTTCGGTGTATGCATAACAGGAAGAAAGAGCACAGATACACCGGAAACAGTAGAAACAAAGGTTGTAAAAGATGCAGAGAGCTTAAGCATATCCGTAGATGGAACAATTGAAGAATGGAATCCAATGGATCAGGCAGGCTGGACAAGAAGACTTACAACAGGTAAATCATTGGGTATGACTATGGGTGGTAAGCGTAATTATGGTGATGAAGGTAATGATTATATCGCAAGCCTGGCTTTAAAGACAGGACAGGAATGCAATACCTGGGTTTCAATTATTTTCCCAAACCTTGACCAGCTTCTTATCCCAGCAGTTATAAATGTAACTTCCCTTGGAGGAGACTCAACAAGCATTGATGCACTCGAATGGGAAGCACAGAGCGATGGAAAACCAACATATATTCCATATACAGAATAAAAAAGAAAGAGAGAATTTGAATAATGGCAAAGACAGATTTTAAAGTAATAGACATATCAATGAAGATTACAAACCAGTTACCTATGGTTCGTATTACTGATGACTTAGTGGTAACTGTGAATAACAGAAAGAACACAATTCTTAATGTACAGGCTATGGCTGCTGAGGCTGAAAAGAAGAAAGATAGTGACAACGGAATGGGATTTATAACAAAGGCTCTTGAAATGCTTATTGGCAAAGAGGCAGCAGATAAGATTGAGGCTATGGACTTACCGCTTCCAGAATATAAGGAAATGTATAATGCAATAATGGGTGTTGCCACAGGCACATATGGAGAGGAGAATACACCCTCATAGTGAAATATATTATGACATATATGATGACTGGGAATTGATAGAGTCAAGCTTCCTGTCACAGTATGGCATACGATTGCGAACGGAAGATGATATGTCTTGGGCGGAATTTTGTTCTTTATTGTCAAGAATAATGCCAGAGACACCGCTTGGCAGAGTGGTGAGCATAAGGGCAGAAAAAGATATGAAAGTCATAAGGAACTTTACTAAGGAACAGAAGAAGATACACAATGACTGGCTTCTGAAACGTAATAAGAGAGTGGTAGGAACACCACAGTATATAGAACATTGGACACGATTACAAAGAGATTTTAAGGCTGCTTACTCAAAGAAGTAGGCAGCTTTTTAATTGTGTCAGAAAGGAGGGCGAATGTCAGATACAGTAGGTCAGATAGCTCTGGAACTTGGAATAGATAGTTCACAGATAGTTAATCAGCTTACAGGAGCTTCCAATAAGGCGGCTAAGCAGGCTACAAGCATATTTAGTGGTTTTGGTAAGAAGATAGCTGCAGGACTAAGTATAGCTGCAGTTACTAAGTTTACGAAAGATTGCATAGAAGTAGGTTCTAATGTAACAGAAGTACAGAATGTCGTAGATACAGCATTTAAGGACTTAAGCTGGCAGGCAGACCAGTGGGCTTCCAATGCTATGACTAACTTTGGCTTATCGGAATTATCGGCCAAGAAGTATATGGGTGTGTTTGGCCAGATGAGTAATGCTATGGGTATTACAGGTAAGGCGGCATTGGATATGGCTGAAAATGTTACAGGATTAACCGGTGATGTTGCATCATTTTACAATCTTGGAACGGACGAGGCATATACAAAGCTGAAATCTATCTGGACTGGTGAGACTGAAACGCTCAAGGACTTGGGTGTGATTATGACTCAGACCAACTTAGACCAGTATGCTCTTAATAATGGCTTTGGTAAAACTACAGCCAAGATGACAGAGCAGGAAAAAGTAATGCTGCGTTATCAGTACGTTACAAGTGCTTTGTCCAATGCCACAGGAGACTTTGTTAAGACACAGGACTCCTGGGCAAATCAGACAAGAATACTCACATTAAGGTTTCAGCAGTTAAAGGCTAGCCTTGGTAAAGGCTTCATAGCATTGTTTACACCTATTCTGCGTGGATTTAATAGTCTGCTTGCAGGATTGCAGAAAGTGGCAGATGGATTTGCCAGTTTCGTGCAGATGATTACAGGTGCCGATATATCATCCTCTATGGGAAGTATAAGTGCTGATATAGCAGGCATAGGAGATGATGCTGGAGGTGCTGCAGATAATGTAAGTGGAATAGGAGATGCAGCTAAGAAGACAGCAAAGGATATTGAGAAGTCCCTTGCAGGCTTTGACCAGATAAATAAGCTGACAGAGCCAACAGATGATAGTTCTGATTCAAGCGGTAGTACAGGTGGAACATCTTCAGGAATCGGAAGCGTTGACCTTGTACCAGATGTGAGTGGAAGTACATCTAATGTTTCTAGTGCAATATCTGATATGGCAGATAAAGTCAAGAAAGCATTAGAGCCACTTAAAGCAATATCCTTTGATAATCTGATAATATCTCTTGATAACCTTAAGAGAGCTGCACAACCATTAACAGATAAGTTGTTCGCTGGATTGGAATGGGCTTATTACAATATATTTGTTCCTTTGGCTAAGTGGACTATAGAGGATTTGGCACCAGCGTTTATTAATACATTAGCAGATGCTTTCAATGCGTTAAATACAATATTGGATGTGTTCAATCCTGTATTTGAAACAACCTGGGACAATTTCTTCAAGCCAATAGCTGAATGGACCGGAGGTGTTGTTGTAGATGTTATTAATGCTATAGGAGATGCCTGCGGTAAAGTTGCAGATTATTTAGATGAACATAAAACAGATATTAAAGATTGGACGGATTTATATTTAACACCATTTTTTGAGTCAGCTACAGGTTTTATTACGGAATTATATGATTTAATAAAAAATGTAATTGGATTTGTAATAGATTTAATAGGACCAGCTTTTGATGATATTGTTGCAATTATTACAGATGCAATTAGTGCAATTATCAAGATTGTAACAGGTGTACTGGATATACTTAAAGGCATAATAGAGTTTCTTACAGGCATATTTACAGGCGATATTGATAAGTGTATGCAAGGCATAAAGGACATTATCAAAGGATGCCTAGAAGTTATATGGGGCGTAATAAAAGGAATAGTATCGTTTATTGTAGATATCGTTGAGGGAACTGTGGATATAATAATTAGTCTGATAAAGAATGTATTTACCATTATAGGTAATATATTGAGTTCTATTAAGGATGTATTTGATAAAGTGCTTATTGCAATATTTAATGCTGTAGGTTCAGTATTCGGGAGTATCAAAGATATATTCTGGAGTATTGTTGATTTTGTAAGAGATACATTTAGCAATGCTTGGTCAAATGCCTGGAATGGAATAGTTGATACATTTGGTGGAATATTCTCTTTGATAGGTGATATAGCCAAAGGACCAATAAATATGGTAATCGGACTTATAAATGGTATGCTTGACGGATTAGAAAGTGGTATTAACTGGATGGTTCGTAAGGTAAATGGCTTAAGCTTTGATGTGCCTGACTGGGTACCGGTTATAGGTGGTGACCATTTCGGGTTTGATTTACCGGAAGTTGGTTTTGGTAATGTTCCATATCTTGCAGAAGGTGGATATGTAAAGCCAAACACACCACAGCTTGCAATGATAGGTGATAACAGGCACCAGGGAGAAGTTGTAGCACCAGAGGATAAGCTTATCGATATGGCACAGAAGGCAGCAGCTATGGCATCTAGTGCTGAACTGTTAGCTGAAGCTATAAGTATTCTTAAGCAGATCCTTAAGATACTGGAAGCATTAGATCTTGATATACAGCTTGATGGAAAGAGTCTTAAGAAATATGTAGTTGATAAGATAAATGAACATACAAAACAGACAGGAAAATGTGAGATTATAACTTAACAAGGATGTGATGAATTGATATTACAGTGTGATGGACAGGAGCTCCCGGCTCCTGTGTCCATCAAAGTGGATGATGAGATAATATGGTCTTCTTCAACCGGACGTGCACTTGACGGAACAATGTTAGGTGATGTAGTTGCAAAGAAGAAGACATTATCTATTAGTTGGGGAGTGCTGCAGGAAGATGAAATGATACTTATTAAGAGTAAGCTTGTTGCAGGGTTCTTTCCTATAACATTCCACGATGATGGACAGGATATAACAATAACAAGTTACAGAGGCACACTAAGCAAAGACGTAATAGGAGAGTTAGATGATGGCATTTTCTATTATAGAAGTGCAAGTGTGTCAATTATTCAACAATAAGGAGAACTAGAAGATGAAAAAGACATTTACAATTAAACAGATTGACAGAATTTCAGCAGAATTACAGAAGTTACAGAATTCAAAGAAACATTGGCCGGTTAAGGTTAATTATGCAGTTGCTAAAAACCTTAAGGCATTATTGGCAGAATTAGAGGTATATAATGCTGAAAGAACAAGAATATTAAAGGAAAATGCCTTAAAAGATGAAAGTGGAAACGAAGTTATAAAAGATGGTTCATATCAATTTGCAGAAGATAAGGAACAGGAGGTAATTAAAGAAATTAATGATATGTATAACATTGAAACAGAACTTGATGTGCATATGATTAAGCTGGAAGATGTTAATGAGTGCGATTCAGAAGGATATGACGGAACTACATTAGAAGATATTACTGCAATAGAGTTTATGATACAGGAGTAAGTGTATGTATAACAATGTAACGGAAGCTTTTAAAGAAACAATAAGAAGTCCATCGAGGACTTTTGAAGCCAGATTAAGAATTAATGGAAAATGGTATAATTCCCGATTTAAAAAATTGGGCTATGAGACGTCCAGCACAGCAGATGAAGCATTACAGCTAGGGTCGGCGGTATCTGCTAAGATAGAGATTACTCTTAAGAAGATAGATGAATTATTTGAAAACACAGAGATACCAGTAGAGATAGGTTTAAAGCTGCCAAGTGGAAAGTATGAATATATTCCACTTGGCTTTTTTACAGCAGAGCACCCACAAAGCGACCAGACGACAACGACATTTACAGCATATGACAGAATGATGAAGACTACAGGACTATATATATCCAATCTTATATATCCAGCAAGTGCTGCTTCGGTTTTAAGTGAGATAAGTACAAGCTGTGGTGTTCCAGCAGAAGTAAGTGGTCTGGATGGCATAACGATACAGACTAAACCAGTTGGATATACATACAGAGAGGTGATAGGCTATATAGCTTCATTAGCTGGTGGATTTGCATGTGTGGACAGAGCCGGAACTATTGTTATTAAGTGGTATAAAGAATGTGAGTATTCTATAGATAAAACAAGAATTATGTTGTTTGAGCATAATGAAAGCAACTTTCATCTGGACTATGTTAACTGTAATGTGGATAGCCAGACTGAATTAACGCAGGGCGGTGGACAACTGGGAATAACCTTTTCCAACCCATTTATGACGTCAGACAGATTAAGTTATATATATCAGAGCATTAAAGGATTTACTTATAGAGGAGCTTCGTTAAAGACACTTGGAGATATACGCCTGGATCCGTGGGATATCATAACTGTCAAGGATGGTACTGGTGAATATAAAATGCCGGTTATGAATTTGGTACAGGAATATGATGGCGGTATGGCTATGACTGTTACATCTTATGGGAAGACGGAAACTGAGACTGAAACAGATTTTAAAGGTCCGACAACACAGCAGAACGAAAGAATATATTCTGATTTGATATTAGCAAAGGAATTAATAGCAAAGAAGGTTGATGCCGACTGGGTTAAGGCTAATACAGTTACGGCAGAAAAAATCACCGCTGTAAATGCAGAGATAATTGATATAAAGACTAATTATCTAAAAGCCGAGGATGCAGATTTGAAGTATGCTAACATAAAGCTTAGTAATATCGAGGCCGGCTCTATAAAGACAGCAATGATAGACAAAGGCGCGGTTGGTACAGCTCAGATTGCAGACGGAAGCATAACAGATGCTAAGATAGTAGAT